TTCTCTTCGGGGACGCCCGTGAGATCCCACGAGCCGTCGTCCTTCTTGACCGGCACGGCCTGTGCGGTCTCACTCATGTTTGTCTCCTTCTTGTTGACTTTCCATTCGGCCGGAAGCTGTGCCTCCGCGCCGAGTGCTTTTGCGCGCTTGACGATGTGCGCGCGAATCTCTGCGTGCGGTGCTTTGCCACGTCCGACCGCGTGGATGGCGTTCTTGAGGTCGGCCACGTTCTCGATCGGGTATGAGCCGTTCGAGAGGGCCGCGCCGTTTGTGGCGAGGGTTTTGCGCTGGTCGGCGGTGAAGTCGCGCTTGAGCAGCGACTCGTACTCGGACGCGGCCTTCTTCAGTTCCTCGTCTGCATTCTCGCTCTCGCCTTCGGCCTCTTCGTCGTCACCGTTGTCGGCTTCGTCCTCAGCGTCAGCCATCGCGGGCGTCATGGCTTTCAGCACGTCGGCGGGGATCGCCTCAACGATGCGGGCGTAGGCGGATGCGGCAAGCAGGACCTCGTCGTCGCCGCCCGCGCTGCGAGCCTTCTCGACTAGCGCGTCTTCGCCCTCGGCAGGCTCATCGAGAATCTTGGCAATCGTCTCGTCAAACTCGACTTCGCCGGACTTCGCAAGCAGGAAGCGCCGCCTGTTTGCGCCGCGATGCACCAGAGAAACCTCTCCGGGCTGAATGTCGTGGAGCTTGCGAGCCATCCGAACCGCGCCTATCGGATGGGTGGTTCAGGCTTTCGGCTTGATTACGTCCGAGGTGTCAGGTAGGATGCCACCATGACAGTCTCTCTACTCGATGAGTTCCTGGGTTTAATCGAGGAACTCCAATCCATGCTCCCGAGGTTCATCGAGCATCGCGCCGAACTAGCTGCGGAAGTCGAGCGGTGCCATGAAGACATAGACGACTACCGCGCAAACCGCCGCGCGGCGCTGGATGCGCTAGCGGAGTGGGACGAGTCGTGGCCTGCGGAGGCCACCGCGAAGCGCAACGCGGCGATTGAGGCTCTGTGGATCACGGTGCGGGCATGAGCATTCCAGCGCTCGTTCGCCGTCGTGGGCAGTCGTACCAGGGGCGTTGCGCGTGCGCGGAGTGCGGCAAGTCAGAGCGACCGTGGCGGAAGATGATGTGGTATCCGTTCACGCTCCCCTATAGCGAATACGCCGGGGCTTACATCTGCTCAGATGAGTGCTGGGAGCGGTTCGATGAGCGCTGACGGATTCGACGGATGAGCGCCAAGATTCTCTACGAAATCGAAGACCAATTCCGCAAAGGAACCTGTCCAGCAAGACTCGGTGACCGCTGGTGCATCCATGACAAAGGACACGGGAGCTTCTACCATGTCAGCGGCAACGGAGTTGCGTGGATGACGGACGACGACGAAACGATCTACGACGTTCACGCCGTCGCTGACGGCTGGCGGTCGGGCTGCCGGGGACACGAATGGACCGACGAGACAAAGCTCGGCGACACCGAACGCCGCGAGGTCTGCGCGAACTGCGGGTCCGAGAGAAGCGCGCCGCTAGACCTCGACCTCGACTTCACGCCGCCACCCTGTAGCCACGACGACCCCGACAACTCAGGCCAGTGCATCAAGTGTGACTACATCCTGGACGTGATTGACGAGGCTGACCGCTTGAGCAACGAGCGTCACCCCCAGCACAAGCCCTAGAGCATCCCCATAATCCGCAGAACCTCCTGAGCCTCCCCGTCATCCTCAACCTGCACAGCCTGTGCGTGTTCCTTAACGGGTGTTGAAGTTGCGAGAGGTACGGCCCGTCCTCTATGCACCATCCGTTGCGACTGAGCACGTAGCCGGGCAAGGGTGGAGGGGCCGACCTTGCGGCGACCGCTGGACGATCCGCCCCCGCCCACGTCCGGGTTCTTCTCGGTGCGGGGTTCGCCGTAAACCGTCAGTGAGATCCCGAGTGTCGATGTGCCGACGATCCCCAGAGCGGGGTCGAGGATGCGTGAGACAACGGCGGTGAGTGTTCCCTTGCCTGCAACGGTGAGCGCGGGAAGGCCGGGGATGAGCGGAATGACGGTGATCGTTGCCGCCATGGTCGATGTGCCCGCTAGGGAGGGCGTGATCTGCTGGAACGGTGTGACCGTTGCGGTAAGGCTGGACGTACCGGCGAGTGTCGCCCCGATCCGCTGGTAGGGCGTCACGGCGGCGGACAGGCTGGACGTGCCCGAGAGGTTGAGCGTGATGCGCTGGTACGGAGTGACCGAGGCCGTGAGAGCGCCTGTGCCGTTCAGGGTGACGCCGACCCGCTGGTAGGCGGCGAGAGCCGTTACGAGGGCAGACGTGCCCGCTAGGGCCACTGTGAGCCGCTGGTAGGGTGTCAACGAGGCTGCCAAGCTGGACGTTCCGGCGAAAGCGGCCACGATCCGCTGGTAGGGGGTGATGGCGGCAGTGAGTGAGGATGTCCCGGCGAGGGTGGGCGCTATCCGCTGGTAGGGCGTCACCGTTGCGGTCAGCGCGCTCGTGCCTGCCAGTGATGCTGTGATCCTCTGATATGGCGTGACCGTTGCGGCCAGGGATGAAGTCCCGGCCAGCGTCACCGTGATCCCCTTCGTCACGGGTGCCTTCGTGACGGCCGCCGCAAGACTCGACGTACCGGACAGCGTTACCGTGAAGCGCTGCAAAGGTACGACGGTCGTGGAGAGCGTCGAGGTTCCCGCCAGGGTGACGGAGAGCCGATGTAGCGGCGTTACCGTCGCCGTAAGAGAGGACGTGCCCGCCAGAGCGACGGTGATGCGGTGGTACGGGGTGACCGTCGCAGTAAGACTGGACGTGCCCGCGAGCGTCGGCGCTACCGCCTTCGTGGACGACGACGACGCCTCCCACAGCGAGCGGAGCGAAAGCAGCACGGCTTACCCCTTGGGGCGCACGGCTAGAACTCGTCCCACTCGCACGTCACGACCCACATATCCGTGATCGGGTTCTGCGTGGCGAGCACGTAGTCGAGCGTCACGACGATCCCCTCCAACGCGCGCAACGTGACGAACGTGTCGCCATCGAAGAACGTGGTTCGGTCAAACATCTCGTAACCGGCAGCCGTGATGAGCCGTGGCGCGAACTCTTGCGTCAGTACCGCACCGGCCGGGAGGGTTGCCGTCAACGCCACCGCCGACGATGTACCGTCCGCCGAGGCATCGCCGAACACCGTCACAGACGCGCTCGACGTGTGCGCCGAGTCCATCGCGACCTTCGTAGCAGCCGTACCGTTCGTCGGCAGCACCGTCACCTTGTAGGCGCGGATCACCGGGGGAAGAACCGTAACAGCCTTTACCACCGTCTCAACGCCGTCGATAGCGAGCATGTTGACGTTGACGACTTTCGTGGAGCCGGTCGCGTTGTGGATCGCAAAGAGCTTCTGTCCTGTAGTTCCCGCGCGGCCAGGGATTCGGAACGTGTTGGCACGCCCCGAGTAGGTCGGCACCGCACCGCGTCGGGTGATTGCCTCGCCTGCCGCCGAGACACCCATCTTGTTCGCGTAGGTCGTGGGGTCCGCAACCACGACGTTCTGGCGGTAGACGGTGGGGGTTCCCGCCTCGGTGGAGGTTAGAGAGTCGGCGTCAACGTCTTTGCCTGCGCCGTCTACTGCTACCTGGACGTGACCTGCGGCCACGGGTGGTTACGCCTCGCTGGCGGTCAGGCCGTTGATCGCGACCTGGGGTGTATCTCCGGGGTTCACCGCAGTTGATGTCACGCTGCCCCAGTAGATAATGTTCCCCGCTGTCGAAGCGTCACAGATCGCAAAGAACGTAACGGTGTTCAGCAATCCGGCGTTAGCTGCAAAGGTGATAGCGGACGCGTTCTGGATTGCCGCGCCTGCGCTGGAAGTTGGGAACGCCGCAGTGCCAGCCGTGACCGCCACACGAACGTAGCCCGTGTAGGAAGCCTCGCCCGCCGTCGAGCCTGTCGATGCGGCCGTAAGCGTTGCCGTCCAGAGCGCCATGTAGAGCGTGGCGGGGGATGAGTACGCGGCAGCATTGAACTGCGCGTTGAGGAGCTTGCTGATCTGGACCTGACTCTTGCCGGATGCCACTAGCCGCGCCTCTCAGCAAGAAGCGCCTGGATCGCGTCGAGTTCGTCGGCGCTGACAGTGAGGCCCGCGCCGCCGTCCTCCATCTGGATCGTTGTGAACTGCCCGTGCTTGCGGTCATGCCAGGAGTGCTGGTCGCTCTCTGTTGCGAGGCGGTAGCGCGACTTGCTCCCATCGGCAGTGTCCTCAAGGTGGAGACGTTCGCCCGGCTGCTCGTTCTCGTCCACGGTGTAATGCCAGCCGTCCTGGTAGCAGACGGGGCCGGTGTAGTGGTCGTCGCTCACTCGGGTACGTATCGCTTGCTGCCGTCTTCGGCCGTCTCGACACGGACGGCCTTGGGCTTCGGCTGCTCGACTGTGATCTCGTGGTGGTTGTGAACCTCAGGTGCGGGGGCGGGAGCAACGTGGTTATTGACGACGGGCGGGTCCTGCTTGGGAAGCGTGACGTTGATCGTGTGCTCGCCATGCTCAGGCATGTGGTTGTGGACAACCGGGGTGATCGCGCCATCGTTGAAGTTGACGTGAACGTGGACGGGCTGCGGCTGGTGGGCAACCGGCGCGTCCTTTGCCACCGCCTCGACCATCGGAGAGCGCCTACCGGACCCGCCGACCGACCATGCCCCCTTGTGACCCTTCTTGACCTGCTCCCAAAGGTTGTCATCGGGAACATGCGCGGCCAGCACCCACGACCCGGCCTTCACGACCTGCCCGCCCATCTGGAAATCGACGGGGGCGATGTAGCTCTCGACAGGCCGGACTGTTTCGGGAGCCATCTTCGCGTGCTGATCCCCGATAGCTAGGCCCTGCTGGTAGAGGTAGCGATGCGCGGCCTGCTCAACGTCCTCCTTGCTCACCACGTCGCCCTGTGAGTCCTCCACGTCCGGTTCGAGGACGATGCCGTACACGACCCGTGCCTCGTCGTCTGCTTTGAGGACTGACAGCTCGGGTTCTGCCGGTTCGCCCTTCTTGCGCTTTCGTTTCGGCTTGGCCTCGCCTAGAGGTACGTCTACGTGGACATCTGTGGCTGTGGGGGCGTCTTTGCCCACCTTCCAGTCATCGTCTAGCGGCTTGTCATCGACGGGAGACTTGCGAACGAGGACGGGGAGGGGGCGGCGGACGAGTTCCACGGGTGGGGGATATCGGCGGGGCTCACAAGAGGGGAACGGCTCGAAATCCGTCCGGGGTGCCATGTAAACTGCCAAGGTGACACGACGGATTGACGTAGACACAGAGGCCATCATTCGCGAGTACCAAGCGGGGTTGTCCGGCACTAAGATCGCTCGCGCCCTCGGGGTGTCGCCAATCGTCGTCTACAAGCGTTTGTCTGACTCTGGTGTTCAGATGCGACCCAGCGGCGCTGAGCGCCTCGTCATGGACGCCGCCGACATTGCCGCATACGTGGCTGGAGAATCAGAGAAGTCGATTTCGGATCGGATCGGATGGAGTAGAAGGGCGATTCGCCGCTGTCTCACCGAGGCTGGGGTTGCCATTCGTGGGCAATCCGAGGCGGAAAAGATCAGGTGGTCAAGGATGACACCCGAACAGCGCGAGCGGCAAGTTGTCGCCGCCCACGATGCGACCCGTGGGATAGCACAGCCCTTTGAGAGACAGGTCAAGAAGGCGAAGACCATTCAGGAAAAGATGGGAAACGTCAGTCCTGCCGAGCGCAGGCTCCGCTCCATGCTTGACGAGCGCGGAATGGAGACAATCCCCCAAGAGGCGATCGGCCCATACAACTGCGACCTTGGAGCTTTCCCGGTTGCGGTTGAAGTATGGGGAGGTGGGTGGCATTGGCACGGACGCCATGCTGCGCGTGTGGATGAGCGCTTCCGTTACATCCTGCGCGCGGGATGGCATCTACTCGTTCTTTCTATTGGGCGCGATGATCCCCTGAGTGATGAACTAGTGGACTACGTGGTCACGTACATCGACCAAGTGCGGGACAGGCCGGACGCCATCCGCGAGTACCACCTGGTTTGGAACAGCGGCAAGATCACGACATCAGGACGCGCCGACGACGCTGAGGTGTCGATCGCCAAGCCGACTTGGCGCGCCAATAACTAGGTGGCAGCTACAACGGCAGCCTGGGTGAATAAATCCCGGTAGCGCCCCGTCCCACGTCTGACCGAGCGGAACCCTAGTCCCGTTCAGTTGCGCGCAAATCTCCTTCGGGTCATCTTGTACCGCTGACCACTCAAGCTCGGCAGTGGCGATGTTGAAGTAGCCCTGTCTCCCGGCGTCCATGAATCCCTCGATCCTTGCCGCCGTGGCTGCCTTACTCGTTTCTGTGGTCGCAATTAGCTTCGCCCTCGCCGTCCGCATCTTCCCCGCATAGCGCATAGCCGACGCCGCCACCCGATCCGGTGAACGCCCAAGTTTCCGCTGACCCTCCGCGAAGTTCATCACCGCATTAGCCTGCCGTGAGGTAAGCCCGACAACCTCCCGAATCTGGGGGGCAAGGACATACGGGTGAACACCGGACGCATAGCCCCTACTGACCACGTTGGCAATAGCGCGACGTGTCTCCGTGCTCACCTCACGGACAAGCCTTG